TTATCGCGTCAATTGGGGGGACTCTGGGGGGACCCTGTCGCCATCTGGCAGAACACCCCCCTTGCTCGGCCCTTCTGCGGCGCCCTCTCGTTCCAGCACAGCCCACATTGCGTTCCCGAAGTTCGATTTCTGAGCGCCAATCCTCACAGTAAAGCGCCTGGTTCTGAGGATTTCCTTGACTCCATGCTCCTCCTCGAATAGGCGGCGAAACTCATCGGCGGTGAGAAACTTCGCTCCCTGATCACGCAGAACGTATCTATAGTAGAGATTGAACAGAAGAGGCATCCAGCCTGTTTTCCGGGGGTCTTCGTAGTCTACGACAATGACCTTGTGCTTGGTCACACGCACCAAGTTCTTAATCGTCTCGACGGCTTCCTTGTAATCTCTCATGTGGTGCAGCGAGTTCTTGCAGACGCTAATATCAAAAGCCTCTGCTTGGTACGGTGCATCACTCGACGAATGATTCGTGAAATAGACGTTGGGTATTCTGTTTCGCAACTTGTGCTTCATCAGCACATTGATCGAATCCCACGCTACGTCATTTCCTACAATGACGCTGCCACGGGGCAGTCTCGCCTGTATGTCGAACAAGAACTTGTCCTCGCCACACGAGATGTCCAGAAACCTGCACCCACTGCTTGATCCGGCGACCGTCTTCTCAACCTCGCTGATGACGAACCGCTTTGCCCCGCCCCTCCCAAACAGTCGGAACAATGGCTTGACGAAAATGTTGTGGAACTTGATTAATCCCGTGACGGCATGACTAGCTGCAATCTCTTCGTCATGGTCCTCGGTAAGTGTGTACTTCAACTTCTTCTTGGCGTATTCGAAGACGTGCCTGTCTCCCCCCAAAATGAACCGGTCCTCGATGGACCCAATATCGGCCTCCGTGATTCTAACCCGCTCCGCCTCCCGCGAGTGAAGCGCTTTCGATGTCGGCATTTGCACCCTGCACATGAAACCGATTCCATCGTGAGCGTGATAGGTAGAGCCATGAAAAAAGTGATTTTGCAGGTACACCAAGGGTGTAATCTCGCCAATCGAAACGCATCCCAATTCTTTAAATTCCTTTTCCGCGATCCTACGAACCGCTTCCAGAACGCACTCGCGCAGAGAGAAGAGCTTTATCGCGCCGGCTGGAAGACGGTACCTGCAAGGTTTGCCCGGCCCTTCGCCGAACATTCCGCCCGTATTCGGTACAGTGGAACCAGAAAGCGGGACAGAACCTCCCGGACCAGCCGCAGCTCTAGAACTCGCAACTAAGCTGCCAAGTGCGGTGAGGATCTCACTTCCAGACGTGACCGTAAACACTTGGTCAAGTCTCACAGTCTCGGCAGCAACCAGAGCCGGAATGACGTACGTCCGGTAGCCAGCCGCGTAGACGAAAACTATTACAAAGAATCGCCTTCTCTGACAGTACTCCAAGAATGGGCCCGGCGTGTTTTCGGAAACACAGTGCTGCACTGGCAATTGATAGAGGTCCCGGTACAGCCGAAACTCGCGTTCGATATCGCGGTCAGAATGACTATACTCAGGCATGATTCTCCTTAATAGCGCATCGGCACGGCTACCCTTTGAGCGCGCCCCTTATCCACTCAACGACTTCGTCAGCGTTCCGCTTCGCGGTATCGACCTTAATCCACTGGAATCTCTCGAATTCAGACACCATTCTCTTCCGCAATTGTTCGTCTTCCAGAAGTCGGTCACCGGCCGTGATCCGGCGCCGGCGTCGGATTCGCTTCATTCGCTCAGATTCGTCCGAGACCTCGAGTAGGAACGCGTAGTCCGGTGCGACAAGGGTCAATTCTTCCATGTTCCAGTCGAGTCGGATACCGAGTGCACGGTGATAGGCAATCGTGCTGCCAAGGTATCGATCACAGACTACATCACGCTTCGCCAATTCGCGGCGAATTACATCGGAAGCATAAGACACCGAGCACAAATAAAACAGAAAGCGCGTGTCTAAGCTTCCTTGTTTGTCGACATACTGCCGAGCCGAGTCGAACGGTGGGGGCGGCGTCCTGATGTACTTCCCACCAATCACCCGGGCCAGTCTATGAGCAACTGTCGTCTTGCCGGTCCCGTCGATGCCTTCAACTACGATCAATTTGTGCTTACTGCCGATTGAGGGAACTGTCTGTGAGATCATTGAGCGTTTCCAGCCAAAAACCTACTTACTCAGATTCTTGGTCTCCTCCTCTCCAGTATTCGAGACGTCGGCGAGAAGTTTGGCAATCAATCCGTTGTACCGGTATGATGGCGGCCGAATGTCAACCACTTCGATTTCAGTCGGCTTGCCCACAATGTTTGCAGTCTTCGAATCTCCCTCTCTCATGTTCAACAGCACGCGGCCTAATGGGCTGGTATATGAGAGGAGCCCAATAGCCGCATCGGATTCGCCGAAACCGCCTAGCGTAATCTCTCTGTCTTCGCCATTGAATAGTATCTTTGCGGTGGTCCCTATTCCAACACGTTCGGACTGCTCCTCCACGGTGATGACCTGTGCTCCATCAGTATCCTCTCGGAGCTTTCGCAGGAGTGCGGACTCCATTTCTAGCCTACGTTTGGCATCCTCGTAGCCAAAGTTATCATGCCAATCGCAGTTCAATCCTGCCTCATCGCCAGCTTCCCTGCCAATGGCCCGAACCTTGACTTCCTGTGCCTTGATTTGTCGCTGCTTTAGCTCAAGCCCCTGCTTTGTATAGTGCTTCGCATTCATTTTGCGCCACCCTCATTGATTTGGTCCGGTGCGGTCGGACGCTGTTCGCGATCTCTCCCATTTGCCTCCCGCGGAAGTCCTCCACCGGAACCCTCCGGCCCCTTACTACGAGAGCTGATAGCGCAGTGGTGTTCTTCGTGTTGCAGTATCGTCCCAAGAACGGAGGCGAAGTCTCTTGACGCATCGACGATGATGGGGCTGACATGCAGAAGACCGAACGTCTCAAAAAACTCACGGCGTACATGGGAATAAAAGCTGACAGCTTTCGTCCTGTCGGACTCGTGCGTGAAATATGCCGTCCGTTCACGCAAGAGATCGACTTTCAAGTCTAGGAAGTACACGAGCGGACTGAACTCGGAGACGTGGGCGCGGACTCGCGCTTCATACTTGAGCGCCACAGATGGATTCCGGACCCGAGCATATGCCAGGTTTCCTATATGCCACGTTTCAACAAATAGCGGTTGCCGGTGCATTCGAAGCTTGGAATCTCGTGCAAGCTCCTCGGCAATCACGGACTCGTCGAAGGACGGACCCAATTCCCATGGAGAGAGTCCGGCGATTGACTCCATCGCGACCTCAGGGAAGAAATCGTAACCGATTTCCTGGAGACGGAGACCTAGGCTGGTCTTTCCTGCCGTGTGCACGCCAGCGAGGACGTGCATCGACGTTAGTGGCATAGAGTGTTCAACGTCTCCCGGTTCATTATAGCCGGAAGCGCGCCACCACCAGCCGTTACTGTATCACCATCGATTGAGAAGCTGCCCCAGCATGCTGTTGCCGCTCGGCTTCCTCCCGGCGCTTCTCGTCGGCGGTTCTCTGGCGTGCGGCGATCTCGTCAAGGGCTCGCCGTTTGGCTTCCATTCGCACGTGGGAGTAGCGCGAAAGCATGGCGTGCGAGACGTGCCCGGCGATACTCATGATCACCTCGTCGCCCGCGCCCGATTCGGAAAGCTCCGTTACCAGCGTGTGCCGGTTGTCGTGCCACCGTCCGACCACCTTCGCCTTGTCGCGGACCTTGGTCCACGCCGTCCGCAACGTCGTTACGGGGCGGGTGGGATCGTTCGGCTGGCCCTTCCCGGCGGGGAAGACAAACCACTCCGGCTTGCACTCACCGAACCGCCGGATGTACCACGCGGCGTGCGCCTCAAGGGCGATCATGACCGTATCGTTCAGCGGGATCACGCGGCCCGTACCGGCGTCGGTCTTTGATTTGCCTACGGTGAGCTGCTTTTTATGGACGAGGTCGATCTGCCGCCACTGGAGTTCGCGCAACTCCTTGTCGCGCAGGCCGCAATTCAGATCCACGACGAGGGCGGGGTACATGTTTTTGCTCCGCAGCTTCGCAGCTTCCGCGAGCATGCGCGCCTTCTCGTCGGCGGTGTATGCGCGTCCGGGCGACGGCGGGAGGGCGAGTTTCATCGCCTTTTCTCGGCGCAATTTCGCGCGGATCAGATCTCCCTGGTCGCCGCACAGCCGCAACAGCAGCAGCACTTCGTCGTTGATGGTCTTGGGACCGGCCTTCGCCGCGAGACGATCTGTCTGGTAGCGTTTCACGACCGTCGGCGTGATCTCCACGACGAGCCTCTTGCCGAGGTGGTCCGTTACGTGTCCCAGAGCATACTCCGCGAACGTCCCGGATTCGTGTTTCAATTTGTAGTCGGCGAGGAATTCATCTGCTGCCTGCTGAATCGTTTTCCGGCGCTGCTTGCGGGCTTCCTCCTCGATGACCTGGCCATAGCTCTTCTCCAAGCGCTCCCGCTGACGGCTTTCCTCCCTTACCGCCTCGTCCCTATCCGCCGTGCCGGTGGACCCACGGTGCCGCCGCCCGTCCAGGGTGAACTCGTAATGGTAGAACGCTCCGTTTTTGAAAACGCACATGTGGCGAAATTGCCTCGACCCCATGAGGGTCTTGCGTTGCGAAACAGTCAAGTCGAAGATTTGCGCGGCTGGCCAGATCCACGCTGCGGTTTATGGCTCGGCTCTGCGGTGCCACCGCCGCCCGGTTGTGATTCCAGAAAGGCCATGATGTCCCCGAACTTATACCGAACCGTCGTGCCGTTGATGCGCCGGAACGGGCAGCCGATGTTTAACCGCCGTTCGTTCTGGAGCACTTTAACGCTGCACGCCCGGATGGCGGCGTATACGCGCTCATCGACCCACGCCCATGGGACCGCTGGCACCTGGGTTAGATCGACAGGCCGCGGAAGGCCGCTCATATCGTCACCGCCGTGCCGGTTTCTCGCTGGCAGATGTAAAGCGTTTCGCGCGCTCTGGTCAGTCCCACATAGAAGACTCGAATCACGGAATCGCGCGCCGCGCCGCCCCGGTTGTATTGAGCGTCCCCGGCCTGGCTGAGATCCGGAAAGAGATAGACCACATCGGCTTGGCCTCCCTTGACGGAGTGGATGGTCCCGACCACCACTTTGGGCAAATCCATGAGCGCGCGCGGCCCATGCACGGCGGCAACGTCTGCCGGAAACTGGATGCGATTACGGACGTCCGCAGTGACTCGGGTTCGCCACCAGTCAAGCAGCGCACGGTAATCGCCATGCCACGCTGCCAGCAAGGATTCGAGTGCCCCCGATCCGAAGATCGTCTGCAGATGCTCCATGGTCACCAGGGGGGAGCCCGCGCACGTCTGGATGATCTCTTTCGCGCCGCTCCTCAGAATGCCCTTCGACTCCAGCCACTCGCTCCACAACGCCAAGTCGCGCTTGGTCCACGCCCGATGGCCATCACCGAACTGCGGGTGGGCCACCAACAGGGAGAGGATGCGGTTGGCGCTGGAACCCTTCGTGCCGATCCGCAGCGGATTCCAGAATCCGTTCGTCTTGCGGTACGGGTTGTGGAACGGGATACCGTTCTTGCGCAGAATCGCGACCAACGGGTGGAGCATGTATGAGCAGGACGCGAGGAACATCACCGTCTTTCCCTGCTCCAGATGTTCCATGGCGCTCTTGAGGATGAAATACTCCGGCGACTTGTAAGTGCCACGCGAGAGCCTCTGTACTGCGCCATCTTCTGGTCGCGGCAGGTAGACCTTCTCCTGGCGTCTCGTGACCCGATGGATCAGATCGTTGGCGAGCTGGTGGACGGCGCGGGGAACCCGATGCGACTGTTTGAGGATGATCTTGTGGTCCTCGGGAATGTCCGGATCGAGGATGGCGTCCGGGGAAGCGCCCGTGAACGAAAAGATGGTCTGGTCGTCGTCACCCGCGAGAATGAAGTAGTTCGCGCAGTCGCCCCATTTCCGGATAAGCGTCAACTGCATCCGGTTGAGGTCCTGTGCCTCGTCCGCGAAGATGACCGCCGGGTGCCTGGGCGCGGCAGAGACGTCACGGTAGCACGTCTCGATTAGATCGGTGAAGTCGAGCAGACCCAGTGCATGCTTGTACTCCGTCCACTTCTGTTTGAACTGGCTCAGCACGATGGGCCAGCGGTTCTGCGGGATCATCAGGCCGCGCATACGGCTCAACTCACGAAGGACCTCATCGCCGTTCTTGGCCAGCTCGGCGTCGTCCTCCGCTCCCGCACCTTCGCTTTCGAGCCTGACCTGCTTCTTGGCCGGCGTGATGGCCAGGTGCGGGTTGTCTCTATTCCACTCGTCTACGCATGACTCCGCGATCACCGGTCTGCCGAGCGCGTGGTAGCAGTGCGAGTGCAGCGTGCCGACCCGGTCCGAAGCGATAGGCAGGTCGCGGCCAGCCAGTTCCGCGGCCGCCGTGCGCGAGTAGCTCGTCACCAGCACCGCGTCCGCACCGTGCTTCTCGACCGCGCGCTTGACCTGACGGGTGATGTTCGTAGTCTTGCCGCAGCCTGGAGCGCCGAAGATGCGGTATTCGGCTGTGACGCTGTGGTCGCGCTGCCCGATCTCCTCAAGTGTCCCGGTGGCCTGTTCCTCAGATGGCATCACTGGTGTGCTCCTCCCTCTTACCCGGCGAGTATTCAGCGGGATCGAACTGATCCAACGGCAGCACCCACCGGCCCTGTTCTTTGAACTTCTGGCCGCGAACGCGAATGCTCTTTCCGCCCAGTGCGCCGAGCATCGAGGCGACCGCCTTGACCGAAAGCATCTGGAGCATGGTTTTGTTGATGTACATCTGGATGTCGCTGGCACAGATGGCCACCTTGCCATCCAGCACGATTGGCTTCCGCTGGCTCTGAACCGGCTGCCCTTCAATGGTGTCGATAAAACCGTTCTCGGAGAGGTACTGCGCAACGTACATGCGCGCCGCGCCTTCCCACTCGTTCTCCTCGCCGCCCTGTTCAATGACGCAGGCGTCCAGCATGGCCTGCGCCAGTTGGTCCCAGTCCTTGCCCTTGAACTTCCGGATGATCTTGCCCGTCGAAGCGGCGATCTCCTCCCGAACGGCTATCTGTGACATAAACTTCCGGACGCTGAGAAACTCGGTTTTCCCCTCTTCCAACTCCATGTGATATGTCGGTTCCTTGCCGGCGAACTTCACGAGCCGACAGATCCGGACGCCCAGCACCGCGGAGATTCGTTCGCACAGTAGCGCCTTGGCGGCGGCAGGATCGAGGGTGGCACTATTGGGCGATCCACCTGCACCCGGCGCAACGGGCGCGCCCGGCGGCGCAGCCGGACCGGTCGTGGCGGAAAGCGGCGACGCGCCAAGCAGAACCATGGGTGCGTCCGGACCCAAACTGGGCCGAAATGCCTTCGCGATGGTCCGTTGGAAGTAGTCCAGGCGTGTGCGCTGCGACCTTGCGTACAGGCTCCGGTGGTGGACGATCAGGTCAACGATCTGCTGCTCGGTCAGACCGGTATGGGCACCAAAAGCCGCCAGCGCCATATCATACCCGCTCTGGCTCTGGTCCTTCAGGTCGTGTCGCTGGCGCAGCCAGGTATTCTTGAACCGAAGGTCTCTGGCCAGCCAGCCGTCGAGCAGTTCCTGGGGGATGCGCGCGTCGATGTTGATGACCAACGGCTTGTCCGCGAACCGCTCGGCCCATTCGCGCGTCGCCTTCTCTTCCGCTTCTGGATCGGGGACCGCTACGTCGTCAAGGTAATCCTGGAAATCAGAGAGGTTGTATCGCCTGTCCGTCGCCGAGTGGAGAGTGACGGCCTTCGGATTGTTCGGGTCCTTCAGGTTCGCCGTGCCGGGAATCCGCAACACGCGCGCCAAATCCGACAGTCGGTCGAAGGCCCAGCCGCGCTGCGACGCGCGCAGGCGCAGCAGAGTCTGCCACCGGGACACGAGCAGTGCCGTGTCCTTCCGGTCCTCGGCGTCATCGAAGATGTACGGTTCTTTGAAGAGCCACCAGGCGTGCGCACCGTTGCCGGTCGCGATCACCACGGTTGGCGGTATGCACTCGGGGATGATGGAGATCGCCTCCGCGATGGTCGCCGGGAGGGCCTTTGTGTGCGCCTCCGACTTCAAATCGAGGTCGGCCCAGAAGCCGCTAATGCCGGCGACATCGTCTGACACGCAGCGGTTCGTCGGCCCGCGGTCGGCTCTCGACAGGCCCACTCCCACATACACGTCCAGGCCGCGCGCCTTAACCACGAACTCCGCAGCGGCGGCGACGTCGCGGAACCAGTGGGAACATTTATCGTGCAGCGTCCAGATCAGGACGAACATCTCCTCGGGTTTGAGCTGCCAGAGGAGGTTGAGAAAGTTGAGCGGCGTCATGCGCTCAACTCTTAGAGGCGACCATCTCCTGGTGCCTGCCCCGGCTAGGTAAAGACCCCAGCCACGCTTCGACATCCGATGGCATGTACCGGACGGACGAGCCGATCTTGATGTAGGGGCATCCTTTCTTTAGAAGTCGATCCCTGCGCACAGACGCGACACTCCGCTTGGTGATTCGCGCAAGGTCGTGCTCATCGAAAAGGTGCTCGTTGTGACCCATTCCCATCGCGTACTCCCTGATTGATATTTCGGGCTACGAGTTGAGAATAGCTGCTAACAAGTTGATTTAAAACGAGATAAATTGCGGGGCGCTTCGGTTCGTTTCGGTTTGTTTCGGGTTAGTTCGGGTTTTCTGGCGGCAGGTAAGCTCTGAGGGAATCGGTCGTGATTTTCTTGTTCTGACCCTTTCCTTCAACGATCAGTATCTGGTCCCTAACGAGATTCTGCCGTTGGCGCTCCGTGAGGCCAAGGTACTGTTCTGCTGTCCTAAAGTTGACCGCGCGCTTGCCCGCCAGCAGGGAGGCGTCGCCTTTCCGCTCCTTGCCCGGTCGCGGCTTGGTGCGATCCTGTCGTGGCACATCGGAATCGACGGGCGAAGCAGACGGTTCTTGTACCGACGCGTCTGGGTCCCGGCGGTCCTCGGTTGCTCTCGGAGTTTCCGATTCAGTCGGCGCGCCTCCGCCGGCAATGCCCGAGAAGTACTTGAGCCGTTCCTTCCAGAACTCAGGGACGAACTCGTCCAGGGCCTCCTGGGCGACCCCGGAGAGGCATCCATGCCATTCGCGCAGTTCAGCCTCGGTCATCCCCTTGGGCGCGCCGTCCTCCGTCCTTCCCTCGCGTTTGTGTTTTTCCAATTTACCCGATGTGTTCATCTCTGAGAAGACGCACAGCCAGACCCATGCCGTCTTCATTGTTTCCGCGGCGAACCACTCTGCGAAATCGTAGGCCCGCCGGATTGCCTCGTATGGCTCCGCGCAGTCCGGAGTCAGAATACACCGGGCTAAAGTCAGCGTCGCGCTGGTAACATACTTTCGCGCAATCTCCAAGCTCGGACCGAGGTCCTTCAAATCCTGAGCCAACGTCACCTCGGCAAGCGCCAGCCCAGTTTCGAATTTGACCCTGGTTGGCGAATCCATCGACCTCGCTTCGCTCGACGATGACACCCGAGCAGCCATTGACGCTGGGGGCCTGACCGCTCCCGAGTCTGGATGCTCCGGCTGTTGCGCCAAATCGCCCTGCGCTGCGCCGCGAGTGTTAGCGGAGTCTGGTGGCGTGGTCGGAGAGTAAATGAATCGCCAGTGTGCAACTCGGTCTTCTATGTATGGCTTGATAGCCATCGCGAGGCTGTGCCGTTCGCTCAGCCCGATGTACTGCCACCATTCCAGGTTCGTCAGATTGATACCCGGCGGCTCCCCCGGCGCGGGCGGCGGCAACGGTTCAAAGAAACGGAATCGGTGTTCAATTGCATTGCTCAGCAAATCGTAGAAGACACAGGTCGGGTCCGGGTCATTTCCCGCCACTACGGCAACCTCTCGGCCCTCGGGTTTTCCGTCCGGCCCATCTTGCCAGAGCATCCGTATTACCTTCTCACCGGGGCAGCGGTCCCACTCGCGACCGAAGAGATCCCTGAGCACCATCGGAAGCAGTAGTTGATCGAGTGCTTCCTGGTAGGCTGCCAACGTTCGGGCCACATGGCTATAGGCTGAGGCGTAAACATCAAAGACCGCGACCGCATAGCGCCGGAAGGGTTCGACGAGAGCCGCCAGCGCGGGCCACTCTTTTCCGGAGAAGATGCCTTCCAGTTCGTTTCTAACTGCCGCCCGGCCGTCGAACACGCATGCTGAGATGCGCTTCTCGTCTTCGGGCGTCCAAATGCTCGCCTCAGGATCGGAGCCCTCAGGATTGATCCACCGAACCGAGCCGTCAATCGACGTGACGCGCAATCGATCTTTCAGAGACGATGCGCCTGCCTGCCGGGCTCCCGGTGGCGCATCGTTGCCGGTTTCTGCCGTTCCGTAAAGCCCGGCATGTGCGCCATACCGCTCCACGTAGTCATCGCACCACGCCTGCAGGCCAGTACTCAGGTCCGCCACCAGCGGTTCGATCTCCAAGTCCAGTCCGAGATCTGAGTCCGCGTCCTTGGCGACGTTTTTCAGGTCAGCGAGAACGGACTGGAGAACGGCAGCCATCCGCGACTCGAATTCCGCGCCCGTCAACCCCAGGGACCACCACTCCCCACCAGCCAACGCCGCGAGTTCACGTGCGTAGCGCCCCAATAAATCGTGGACCTTTAAACGGAGTGCAGCCGTGATCTCGTCCCAGCCCAACTTTCGCTTATCCGTCGGCCCATCCCACACAATCGGGCCTAGAAACAGCGAACGCGGCCCCATGGACTCGTAGTAGTCGGCGTCCTCGCCGGAAGGACCATCCCTCTCCAACTTGCCCGACCATTTGTGAAGTCGCTGAACGTTCTGCCAGCAGCGGTCGCGCAAGTCGCCCTGGCCTGCTTCGAGTCTTCGCCGCGCGTCTTCCGGTAGTTGGGTCGGCATCGCTCCTCGGCGATTCCCTGCCTGAAGCCGCCGGTTGCTGGAATACGTTCCAGCCTTCGCCCTGGTGAATCAAAGAAGGACTGGGCGGCTTGCAGGCTAGATTAGCAGAACGCGGTGAGCCCGACCAACATGGGGATGGCTTACGGCGTCGCGGTCATGCGTTCAGCCGACGCACTTGGGGTAAACGGGGAGGACGGCAAGAGCGATGGGAGAGGGACAACTGGAATCGGCGATGGCCGCGGTCGGTGCAGTGACCTCGCGATTCGCCGTGTATGAAATGGGACTACGGTTGCGGGGAGTGGGTGGAGGATAACGACATCGTGCTTTTGCGAAGACTCACGAACGTGCAGGCGATTCCGGCCCGCGACGAGCGCCGTCCGCGACGCCCACGTGGGCACGTATCAGTTCTTCGGATCGTTGCACTGACGTCAGTAGATAAAGGAGCTGTCGTCGCTCGTGGGCAGCGGTAGCGGCCATCCGAACAGGCACACGTGGTCGTAGGCCCAGAGCTTGATGGCCGGCGGTCCAATACGGCTGGCGTTTACGAACTCACGCATCCATGGCCAGGTGCTGTAGTACAGGCCCATCAAGTAGCGGCAGTGGGCTTGGTCCCAGGAGAGTTCCTTCCATGGGTACTGCGCGCACCGGGTCGCCTGGTCGAGGTTGTGGTTGATTCCCGGATATTGGTAGCCCTCGATGAGGAACGTGTCGAAGCCGGAGCCTGAGCGTGTCGTCCATTGCGAGGGCAGGTTGATGTACCGCGTCAGCTTGCAGTTGTCCGGATCGTTCACGTCCATCGGCCACAGCAGTTCGAACACGGCAGAGGGGCACTGCGACAGAACATAGCTCTGAATCGCGGCCACGTAGTTGTACAGGCGCGTCCGCAGAAAGTTTGCGTCGGCGTAGCTGTTGAGCGAGGGATCGTCGTTCGGCGTGTGGAAGGTCGCCAGCGCGCGGCCGAGTGCCGACTGTGCGGCGGCCTGCGTGTCCGCGTCGTGAAACGCCATCCCGGACGCGTTCGCCAGGAACCACCAGAGGATTTCGCCGAACTGGAGTTTGGGCGTCAATCCTGCCGCCAGCATCAGGCCGGCCATCGCGGCGAAGGCTTGACCCATGTAGTTCTGCGGCCCGGAGCTGAAGGCGATCTGCGAACTGTTCAACGTGCCGAATCCCGTTGCGGTTTCGACCGCTGTGCCGTCGGGGAAGCGTTGAACCCAGACAGCGCCACCGGCAGGATTATCCGGCGGTTGCACCAGTTCCTGGGAGAACGAGCAGACCGCGCTCATGTTGTTCGCCTTGAGCAGGCTGAAGAAATCCGAGTTCCAATCGCGGAACGCCCGGTTGAGCACCGGCGTCTGGGTTGGATCGATGACCCACTTCACGCCATACGTGCCGCCTTGCATGTCGCCGGTCACCGCGGCGTGGCCGCTGCCGGTATTGGACGCGGGCAGTTCCGTGTAGACGTGATACTGCCAACCGCTCGCGAACGAATGGGAAGTTACCGACAGCGTGCTGCCGGAGACAGAGGCCCAGACGCCGTCAAAGATCGCGTTGATGAAATTGGCGAAGTGCCGCGCGATGGTATTGCTGCTGTCCTGGCCGCCGAACACTGTCTTGCCGATAGCCGAGGCGCCAATGTGCAGCCAGATGACATCCTGGTCGTTCCAATTGCCGGAGAACGTGACCGTGCATGTGGGGTACGCGGGATTGGACGCCACCGACTGCTTCCACCAGAAGACACCGCAGTAGTGATCGATCTCGCCCAGCAGCCCGAGCTTCTGAATGTTCCACACCAGCCTCTGCGGCGACAGCTTGTAGGTGTTGTCCGTGTCGAAGTCGGTGGCCACCGCCACGGCGGTAGTCGTCGCCACCGGATCGGGGACGTCGCTCGCCACCGCGCATTCCAGGAAATCGAAATAGAAATACCAGCCCTGGCTCGAAGCGTTCTTATTGCCCGAGAGCGTGATCAGCACCTTGTGCTGCCCTGCTGCAACGCCGGAGAAGAGCAGGCGTCGAGTCTGGGAAGTCGTGGCGGTGGGGTAATAACAATCGAGCGTCACCGGCGCACCTCCGTCCAACGTGGCGGTCACGATGCCGCAGGTGGTATCTAGCCGCGTGCCAACGTAGATGGAGTGCGCGTACTGGCAGTGCGTCTCGACGGTGACGCTGGTCCCGGAAGCCGCCGCCCGAATCGCGCGCCCCTGGCTCCAGAAGGCGAATGCGCCGTTCACCGGGTCGTTGCCTGGCGCGGGTTCCCAGTATCCGGACGTGGTGGCCCAGGTGCTGTCTTCCTCGATGCGGACCGACCCGGGTCCGGCCACCTTGAGCGCGCGCTTGCTGGCCGGGCTGCTGGTCACCGTCCAGTTGGTGACCACCACCTTCCACTCAGTGGACGGGTACGCCTGGCTGTTCGGGAGCGCCGGAGCGATGGTCCACCAGACCTTGTCCACATTGCTCCAACCGAGGGCGGTGAAATCGATGTGAACGTGCCACGAGACGTTATCCGATGAGCCGCCGGACAGGTTCCAGTTGCTCGCGGTGAAGTAAAGACGGCTGCTGCTGTTGTTGTCCGTCTGGTAGAACGCCACCATGTTGCCGTCGGCTCCCGGCGCGGCCGTGATCACCAACTGGTTCGGCGCAACCACGGCGGCGCTGAGCACGACGGGGCCGTTCAGCACCCAGTTCGTTCCGTTGATTTGGCCGGCGATGTTGTTCAGGATGGTCGCCGCGCTCGTGCCTTGCGTCAGCGATGCAGCCGCGGAGCCATCCGAACTCGACACCGCAATTGGGCCCGCGACGCCGGCCTTCAGCGTAATGAGGATCTCGTTGTTGTACTGGCCTCCCACCGTGGCCGTGCAGTTCGGGTCGTTAGCGTTGATCTGCGCCGCGACGTTGGCCGCTATCTGCGCGCTGTTCAGCGATCCTTCGTAGCAGGAATACGTGACGCTGCTGATTTTCACCCAGTGCTGGTAGTTCGACAGCGTGGTGCCCCCAGAGCCGTCGGAGCTAGACACTGCCACGGGGCCATACTCACCGGACCTCAGCGCAATGAAGATCTCGTTGCCATAGGCGCCTCCCGTGGTGCAGGAGCAATTTGGATCGGAGGCATTGATCTGGGCGGCGACGTTGCTCGCGACACCCGCGCTGTTCAGCGATCCCTCGAGGCAGGAATAGGTGTTCGATCCGATCTTGACCCAATGGTTATAAGCCGCGTTCCCCTGCCACCACAGCGCTTGGTCGGTAGTCGCCACCGATCCCTGCCACCACAGAGCCTGGTCGGTGGTCGGATTGCCGGGAATGATCGCTGGGCTGATGAACGACTGGTTCTGATACCACAGCGTGACCTTGTCGCCAGCCTGCGCGCTGGTTTGGTTGAGCGTGAAGGTGGCCGATGCCCCCGCGCGCCCAGTCGTGTTGCACGTGATCGTGATGCCCGTCGTTCCAATCCACTTCACGTCGGTGTGACCGACGCCGTTGACGGAGTAGTCGAGGGTGTTCCAATCCGTCCACGCGCTCTTGAGCGATTCCCACGCCTGGATGCCCTGCCAGGTGACGTCGAAATCGAGCACGAGGCCCGTCAGATCGCCATCCGGAAGATACGAGAACAGCGGGTGGCCGAACGGATCGTCTTTCTGGAACAGGACCAGCACAGCGAAATCGGCGAGGTCGCGGAACACGCCCGACACGGTGAAGCCGGTGTCGGACGCGCCCCAAAGTGCCGCTGCCGCGCCGTAATCGTCGAAGCCCTGCAACGCCATCGTGCGATGCGGCTGCAGCTTGTAGATCGGGTCCATTACGAGTAGATGAAGACCGAGAGGTTCGAACCGGGGAACGTTGTCCCGACCGCCGTAATGCCGATAGAGACTGCCGTGTTCGCCGGGATCTCGGTAAGAGCGCCGACCTGCGACGGAGTGGCAACCACTGCCGTCTGGCCGGCAGGAATGGTCAAGGTCAGCCAGGCGGAGCCGCCCACGTAGATCGTGAACGTGATCGCCGCGCCGGTGGGCGCGGCCTGGACGTAAGCCTTCACGTCACCGACAGTGACGGGGCGGTTCAAATAGAGAGGCTGCGCGGCGTTGGATTCCACACCAAGCGTGCCCTGCATCTGAAAGACGAGGCCAGCGACCTTCGAGAGCCCTTCCGCGCCGAACACCCAGTCCTCGCGGATCGGCGCATCACCGTCTGGCGATTCGTTACCGTTCACGTCAACCGTAAAACCCGCGATCACGAGGGCCTCGTCCACGAAATTGCCGGTGGGCATGTTGATCGTGGTCACCGCCAGCGGGTTGCCGTTATCGAGCGAGGTTGTGTCGCAGGAGTACGGCCACGTCGGCTCCTCGATGATCCACACGTCGCCGGGGTTGATGACCATGGGGAGGTCCCAGGTGATGGTGATCGCCGTGTTCGCGGTGATCTTCCGCGGCGGCGTGCCGCGCGAGACACCTTTGATCACTCGCACCAGGTTGCCCACCTCCGCACCGGGTGTCATACCACCGGGATAAGCGATGTTCTGGCACCCGGAGTCCGTTATGGATGTGGGGTTCGCGGAGTTCGAAGCATCGGCGTTGAACCGGAGGACGAGGCAGTCGCCCGACTGCACAATGCCGTTGGGGTCCGGAGTGACGCCGATGGTTCCGGTGCTGGAATCCCACGACGTGACCGTTGCGCTGAAGTACGGTGTGGCACTTTCCGGCCTGCCGATGATCGAGATGATGCGGCCCACCGGCGTGAACGAAGGATTACTGGATGGCGGGCTGCCTTTCAGGTACCCGACCACGAGCGCCCCGGTTGAGACGCTATCGACGGGCGCGCCGATGATCCCGCCATGAATCTCATGCTTGGCTTTCAGCCGGACCTTGCTGACGTATGGCGACGGCAGGGCCCACGTCGAGCGCACCAACGGCCCGCCGAAGGTGATCGATCCAGGCGTGTAAGTGCTATTCGGACCCGCTGTCAGCGCTCCGGTGGCCTGCGCGCAGATCAGATCGTCCTGGGTAGCCACGAACAACACGTAGGAAACGAGGCCCGCGACCGCCGGCCAGGTAATGTTCTCCAGTGTGAACGCGCCACCCGCCGCCGCGCCGGTCCCTATGATGGCGATGTTCGACGGAGCCGAAGGAAGCCCGTTCGAATCGACCGCACAGATGGCAACGCGCAACGTCACGTTCGCTGGCAACGATCCGCCCGTCGCGGACTGCGAGATCGATCCAATTCCGGGCGCACCCGCGCCAGTTGCGCTGAACTCGTTAACTGGCAGCTTCCCAGTCACCACAAGGTTCGCGAGCATGCTGCCGTCGGCCATCTGCGCGTAGGACTGGTTCGTATCGAAGGTCCACTCGCCCGGAAACAGCGCGTCGTTCGCTGCGGCCTCCACTTGGTATGGTGCCCACGCTGGCCCGAGCGGAATCGAATAGAACAGGGGCGGCAGGGGTCCGGGCACGACGTCCATCGGCTTCGGTCCCACGTCCAGGTCGTACATGGAATCGGTGACGGTCTGGCCCTCGATCTGCACCGACCAGTCCTTCTTCAGGCTCCATCGCTGAATCCTGAAGGACATCGTCACAATTTGGAACGGAAGATTGGTTCCGTTGCCCGGCGCCGAAGCCAGGAGCAAGCCGGTTACCGTGTGGTAGGTCGGGTCCGTCGTGTAGCCCGTGATCAGCACCTGCACGCCGTTGATCACGACCTCCTTGTTCTGCATGGACGTGTCGAAGGCATCGCCGCTGGCCCAAGTGACCGAGGTGCCGGTGACGTTGCATGTCCCATGGAGTCCGGGGATGTCGGGATGCGTCATCGAGACCACCTGTCCGACCTCGTTGCCGAGACCAAGCAGGGTGGTCTGCCATGCGGCATTGCGCGCGTCGCGCCACTCGGCGGGATTCACGCCGCCGATCTCTTCGCGCGTGCGGGTTGCTCCGATGCGCAACGCCTGGCTCAGCGTCGAACAGCCCACCGAATGCATTTGGCTGGTGAGCGGAGATCCGCCGCGCCCGTAATACGCCGCGTGGCTCTTATCGCAATACTCTGCCGTGTTGGCCTGGTATTGATAGGCGACGTCGGCGAACGAAAGCACCAAGTGCTCGAACCCGGCTTGAATCGGCGTCAGCCGCAGGCTTTGAAACAGAGAGTTGGCGAGCGTGTATGCATCCACCGCGCTGGCGTTGATGCGGCATCCGAGCTTCAGCTTCCCGAACTCCCAGGTGTAGAATCCCAAGCAGCAATTGAGCACCTCGGTGAGCCAGTCGCGGAACGGCTTCTGGCTGCTGATGATTCCCTGGAACTGGAACTGCGTCTCCACGCCGGTACCAAGGATGGCTGCGACCTGGTCAGCCGCGATCTCGGCCGCACCGCTTCCATCGCCCACTATGAGCGACGGCAGCACGAACGTGGCGAGCTGCGCGAACGACGTCGGGCCGCTTCCGCCGGCAGGATTCGAGCCGGTGGACGGATCGCCATACAGACCCATCGCGCGCAGCAGCATGTTGACGGCGATCCAGAACGGATTGATGAGGCCTCTGATCGCCGTCCGGTTGCCGTTCTGGTCCCACGTCCAGCCCCACATCCCGTAATCGATGGGGACCGTCATCTGGTGCTGGTCGGGAGTGCTGGGCTGAATCGTGGTGGACTTGACGATGCGAATCTCGCACGCTGCCGTGCCCGCCGCGTAAACATTCGGCTCCCAGACCTGCGGCGACCCTTGGCCGAGCGAGAAATAGTCGGTGCTCGAATTCGCTGGGTCGCTGCCGGTGACGTAGCGCAACCCCATGTCCGGCTGGTACTTTGTGACGTTCAGGTTGCCGTCGAGCTTGAGGCCCTGCCAGAGGTAGCCATCGACCATCGGTGCGACCACGTATCGGTAGCCGTCGGCGTTGGTGACGACCATCGACGCGGTGAATCCGCCGAGAGGCCCGGCACTGAGAATGCCGAGCGAGTCGGCATAGCCCGATTCGTCGCGGTAATCGACCATCAAGGCCGTGGCCAGGAAGGCGAACAGTGGGTTTCCACCGCTGTTGCACCAGATTTCGGGCAATGCCAGACCCCAGATCGTGTCCGAAACAATCGAAGTCGCGGTAACTGTGTTGCGTCCGAAGCCGAGGAAGCCGGTTGAATCGTCCTTGATGACGACGCCCTGTGGGTCGGCCTGGTGCGCGCCGAAGTAGGGAGCCATGCCATGCACCTGGCAACCGTTCGCCGATTCGAGATAATAGTCGCAGGTCGTGGGATCGCCGCCCGCCGCAGTCACCGCCGCGGCGCTGTGCCCTCTCGTGGTCCACGGACAGTTCACACCATCGTTGTAGGTCTTCCAGCACTGGCGGCTGAGCTGCCGCTCCGGGTACTGGTTCATGATCTGGAAGAACCCGTCGGAGCACGTTACCGGGAAGATCGGCGTTCCATCGCTGGTGAAGTTTTGGATGACGCCTTTCCAAAGCTGCAGCAGAATTCCGGAATTGACGTGGAACAGGCAGAGGTCGATCTCGGCGTACTTCAGATCCGTGTCATTGGCGAGTTGCGTCATCACGCGGTCGCCGTTGCCGAAGGTGAACCGGACGTTATCGGAGGTGCCTTTGATGTCCTGCGAAATCAGGACGTCGGAGCCAGGCTCGCCGATTCCGATCAGGCGCGGCAGGTATAGCTGGCCGCCCACCGTGACGCGACGGTCGGAGACGTAGATGTCGGCGACCGCAGATTCGCGCACGCGGATGTGCACCAGTGGGACGATCTGCTGGACTTCGGAAAGCAGTGCCGTGGACAGTGCGGTAGAGGGGAACCGCAGGCAGGTGGAGTTGATCGTGTACGCAGGGGATTGCGTTGGATCTACAACCTCGATGAGGTTCAGTCCCACCTGCACCGCGTTGCGCAGGTATTCAAACGAGATCGGCGTCTGCTCGAAGGTCACCAGCACGCCGGTGGTCGTGCCGCCGGGGTTGGGGACGTTGTAAGTGAACGCTTTCCACGGCCCCTGCATGGCTTCCCAGAACGCCTTGAGCTGGTTCGTTTCGGCCCAGTTCAGGTTCTGGTGCTTGAACTGAAACTTGCGTGGGCCGATCCCGACGTAGTAACGCTGCTCCTGCTTGGCGTCGAGGCTGCCGAAGCGATGCACGATCACCGGGCGTTCGACGGAGAAGCCGAACGGGTACTGCGTGGTGAGCGGGAATGTCTGGCCGGAGTTGATCACCGTGGGGACGGTGATGCGGCCGATGGTGTCGGGCATAGCTGATAGGTAAAGACGGAACCCAAAGGCGGAGGCAATCTACTTCTTTATTCCGGTTACAGTTTCTTGTACTATACTCTCAGTGATGAGCGAACCACTCAAGGCTTGTTCATTCGAGAACGAGACGAAGCCCGAACGCCACGCCTGCCGGAGGTCGAATCTACGGAGGATCCTGGGGTTGGCCAGCCGGTCCTCGGCTTCCAAATTCTCTACCCTGAATGTACATATCCGAAAAGACGCTGGATGACCTTCTGCTCCAGGTCATCAATCGACTCCTTAGCAGGAAACGCCGCATCGACGCGACTCGCGGGACTACGGCAGAACTGACAGGTGTCATGTTGAAACTCAGGGACCCGAGAGCCCGCCTGAGCCGAACCGAGAAAAGAGGCATCCTCTTCAGTTGTCTCGGCGAGCTGTTTTGGTACTTGGCGGGAAGCAACAAGGTTCACTTCATCAAATACTACTTGTCGCGATATTCCGAGGAGTCTGACGATGGGCGAACAATTCACGGCGCTTACGGACCTCGGCTCTTCAACGCGCGTGGCAACGATCAGGTACATAATGTGCTAGAACTGCTAACAACGAAGCCTACATCCCGGCGCGCTGTTATTCAATTATTCGATCCTGCTGATCTTGGTGAACCGCACAAGGACATTCCATGCACTTGCACACTCCAACTTATCCTGCGCGATCATCGGCTGCACATGTTAACCAGCATGAGGTCAAATGACGCATTCAAGGGCCTGCCCCACGACGTATTTGCCTTCACCATGCTTCAAGAGATCATGGCCCGATCCTTAGGCGTCGAACTTGGCACGTATAGGCACACCGTTGGAAGCCTTCATTTGTACGAGGAAGACCGAGAGAAAGCTCGCCATTTCGTCGAAGAAGGTTGGCAATCGACAGTACTCATGCCGCCGATGCCGTTTGGGGACCCGTGGCCTGCAGTTCGCCAAGTATTGAAGGCAGAGAGCGCGATCCGTCGTGGCCTGTTCGATGGCCGGGACCTTAGCCTTGGAAACTATTGGGGGGATATCGTGCGCCTGCTCGATATCTACCGGTACTCCAAGAATGGCGACCAAAGACAGATTACGAGACTTAGACATAAGATGCTCTCTCGTGTTTACGACCCGTATATTGAAAAAAGACGGCAAAAGGCCGCCCGTCAAGGGGCGGCGCAGACGAAACCGATCCAGGGGAAGTTGTTCGACAATGGCGAACCGGGCTCAGAAGGTCCGATCTAGCCGTACTTTCAGTGTGTCACGCTTTTGGTTCGAATCGATAAAAGGAAGGGAATGAACGTAACACTCTCAGCATTGATCAGGCACCTAGGCCAGGACGGCCTATCCGAGACGACCGTCATACCGTGGAGCTGCCCGGTCCCTTCCTTTGGGGATGTATCAAGAGCCAGAGTTGCGACACTCGGCCTCAACCCCAGCAACCGTGAATTTGTGGACCAGTCCGGAAAAGAACTTGTTGGCCCATCTCGCCGTTTTCACACGCTAGGCTCGCTTGGCCTTGCTCACTGGTCGGAGGCGAAGTCGGAGCATATGAGGTTGGTTGGGGAATCGTGTCGGACATACTTCTTGGGGAATCCGTATGACACGTGGTTCAGACAACTTGACCATGTCTTAGCTGAGGCGAACGTCTCGTACTACGGTCTTATAGGCGGCGCCTGCCACCTCGATCTGATTCCGTATGCCACAGCCCGCAAGTGGACCGACCTTAGTAGTCGACAGCGCTCATCCTTGTTTCGCGTGGCCGGCGACACACTGGGACACCTGTTGGCGGAGTCGCCCATAAGACTTCTGGTGCTGAATGGCAGCGCCGTAGTAACACATTTTCAAAACCTCTCCGGGATTCGGCTGGAGAAGCAAGTGATTAAGGACTGGACGCTCTATCGGCGTTCCCAGCCCGATGTTCTCGGCACCGCTTATAGGGGAGTGATCAGTCATCTCCTGGGCGTCAAGCTCCGGCGCGACGTGTCGGTGTTCGGCTTCAATCACAACATTCAGAGCAGCTTCGGTGTCACACGTGAGGTCAAGCTCTCGATTCGCAGGTCGATTGGACGTATGGCAGACCAGGTGTTCTCGTGAGACCTAAGGATCGGGATCTCGCCCGCCAGCTTGAGGCAGCGCTGCGTTGTTTTGAATCCCAGGACCTCCCGCTTCCCGGCATCAGTAGTGTCGCGACTCGCGGGGCCTTCATCGAGCAGTTGATCGAGAGCATCCGAAGGGTCAAGTACATCTCGGTGATTTGTAACTCACAGATAAGCGCCTCTCGTGCAGACCCTGCTAGCGATATCTTCGATCCTATCAAGGCGGCGGTTCTGCGCATGCGCGAAGCACAGACCGATGATGCGTTTTGGTTCGTGTTCTTGTCTGTCCACTTCGGAAAGCACCGAGTTGACGGGTGGCGACTTGCCCGAGATATCTACGGCTGTTTATGCCTCGGAGCACCATGGGATTGGGCGCGAACAAGTGCTGATCCCAGGGAATTTCGTAGGTGGCTGGGTGAGAACCAAACACGACTGAAGAGCGGTGGAGTCGGTCGGCGTTTTGGCAATCACCGCAAGTACCAGAGCCTTGACGCTTGGAGCGAAGCCGGCACAGGGGCGGCATTCGAAAGTTACGTCGAGTGGGTCCGTCCTCCCCGTACCCACAAGGCACTGGTTCAGCATGCCTACGAGCAAGCCAACCGTAACCCGAGGGCGGCATTTGAATGCTTGTATCGATCTATGGACAAGGTGGCGTCTTTTGGGCGAACGGCGAAGTTCGACTATTTAACGATGATAGGGAAGTTGGGCCTAGCCCCAATTGAGCCCGGCTCTACCTTCATGCAAGGTGCCACTGGGCCATACTCGGGAGCAGTGTTGTTATTCGGTCGAAGGACGGGCGCTACGCCGAGTCGTCCACTGTTGGACGATTGGGTCACACGACTCGGGACGCGATTGGGTGTCGGCATGCAAGTGATGGAGGATGCTCTCTGCAATTGGCAAAAGACTCCTTCATGCTTCAAACGATTCCGTGGCTGAAATGAAGGCTTATTCGTCGAGTTGTTCCCACTGAAAGCGCGCTTTAAGCATGTTCAACTGGTTTCGTCGAGCTCTCCCAAGGTTCTGGAGTTGACCGAGGATGATACCCGGCGATACTCCGACAATCCTCGCGAAGTCTCGGATTGCATGTCGGTCAATGGTCAGACGCTGCAACCCGGGTTGATATTCAGGGGGGACGAGGGCAAGACCAGCGAACTGGTTGGCTTCTGTCTCCTCAGTACCGGCCATCTGTCCACCCTCCAAGAACAGCGCCTTGTTGCTGTGCAGTAAGAGGTGACCAGCCTCATGAAAGAACGTAAACCAGAAGTGGTCATCTGAAAGGTATCGGAGACTCAACAGCAAGAGCGCCTTGCTTGGTGAAAGAAAGCGGGTGGCCCCACTAGCACGACAGCCGGCAGGCGCACGGACAACGACGGCTGCAACTCCGCACTGTGCGCAGAGTCGCGTGAGTTCAGGAAGGAATAACTTGGGGTCGCGCTTTCTAGTCAGCGGGCGAATTTCCTCCAGAGTTTTGCGGAAGAGCTTGTCGTTCCAGGGCCTGCAATCAATTGCTGCACCTTCGATCTCGCCCTTGCGCAGCCACGCTGCGACGGCCGCCGGTTTTGAAGTAAAGGTCGGAGATGTTCTGAACGCTGCTCTTTCCAGTACGCGGCGGTACGTTGCACGGAAGGCGTCTACATCCACAACACCAAAAAAACGCAGACATGCCGCCGCTGGATCGATTACGGAAAGATTTGGATCAAGCCACCCGAATCGGCGCATATCTCTTACGGGAAGCTCAGTCAGCCAATCCTCCGGCACTTTAGGTTGGACGCCCTTCTGACAGTGGCCTGCTGAACCACTATACTGCGCTTCACGAAGCATCCAAAAGTCCGAGGTCGCCCCAAGGACTAGTTCAAGCTTGCGCGCCGTCTCGGCTGAGATCGTGACACGGCCCGCGAGCAGATCGGTCGCGTGCTTTTGCGTGCACCCCATTCGTTGGGCGAATTCGTCCACGGAACAACATTGCGCCGCAAGAATATCAGCCATGGTATCGCCGGGAGGTGAGATCCAGTCTGGCTTGAAAGCGGTCTTCTCAGGCATGATCATTCTCGATATCCACTACCTTAACGCGGTTCACTTTTGACCAGTCGACACTGCCGTTGTCCAGTTTGGGAACAAGGTTGTGGTTTGCACAGATAACGAGCCGACAGCCATCAGAAAGGCTAACCACAAGGTGGTTTAGGCGGCGACTCGCAACTTTGCGAGGCCGACCCGCTACGAGTTCCTTGACGCAACTGGCGGCACGCAGGTCGGCAAGTCGTGCCTTCAGCTTTTCAGCAACTTCCGCCCCCAAGGCCCGTCGCGCTGCCGCTTCGCTCTCGCAGATGTGGCGAAGTTGTTTTTCGGCGAACGCGATTTCCAAGGCAACGACCAGGTCCCACGCAGGCAAAACGCGTAGGACAAATCGGGGCTGGGCATAGTCGGCTACGCCCCCGCGCGGGCGCATCACCGTCTCCCCGACTTTGAACAGTTACCATTTTAGATTAAGAATCGTCTCGAGTCGATTTTCGATTCCACCGACCTTCGACAACCTTCAAAGTTGCTGTAAAAGCGCTGGCCGCGACGGACGAACGAAATTCCAAGAACCCTCTACGACACCTCCACCAGTTCGAGAGCCTGAACGTTCGTCCGCGCGATATCCGTGGCCTGCGCCCAGTTGCCGCGAAACACCGCCGTCACGCGCCCCTGCGTGTTGTTGCCGGTGGGATCGTAGTTGCTTCCAATCTGCTGGCCTGACGCCACGTCGAACGGGTCATAGAAAGCGAACGGCGTCAACCCGGCATTCTGCGAGACCCAGAAGCTGTACAGCGCCGAGAGCACCGATGCGCTCAGGCGTTTGCTGAGCCGGAACGTCCGCCGCGAGGTCTGCGCGAGTTGCGACCGCTGGATCGTTCCGTCGTGATACTGGTTCTGAAGCTGCGCATACTCGCGCAGTTCCGTGAACGCGGTACACAGCGACGCCGGCATCACCCCGTTGGGTGCGGATTGTACGAGATTGCCTGGCACGTTGAATCACGCCACCGTCAATCCGGGCAACTGCATGTTGGCCGATTGCTGCGTGCGGCCGTAGCTCGAATACTGCGCTGCCATCGCCTGATCGGTCACGAACTGCGGCGTGACGAACTGGCCGGTCATGAAATTCGCGGCGTCGTTGCCGCTGATATTCAGCGAGAGGTAGGTCGCGCCGCTGCCGCCAGCCGTGTTCGGGCCACCGGGAGTGGGATAGGTTCCGGTCGCGATACCGCCGAGCGTCGGGATGTTCGAAGCGTATGCGTGAGCCTGGCCATCCTGGTAGCTGGCCTGTTGATAGAGCTTGCCGCCCTGCTCCACCAAGCTCCCCGCGTAGGGCGTCGTGGCCGATAGCGGCATCTTCTGGCCGGTGGCTTCCGAATACAGCATCACGAGTTGCCGCACGCTCGGGGATCGCACCGCCACCGCGATCTGGCCGCCGAACTGCGACTGCGCGATCTGGACGACCTGCTTAATCGTGCCGCTGTTCTGGGGAATGTCGACGCCGTAGATGCTCTTGATGTCGTCGTGCGCCTCCCTCTGCGGAGACTTGACGCCGGCTATCATCTCTCCGATGCCAATGCCGAAACCGGCCGCGCCGCCAATCAGCGCGCCCAATGGGCCTCCCATCTGGAACCCGATGGCCGCCCCGCCAGCCGTCCCTTCCGCTGTGCCCGTCCATGTGCCACGGCTGTTCCCGAGCAGCCCTTGTTGCGCCAGCATCGTGCCACCCGCCAGCAGCGCCGCGCCAGCCACGCCACCTACTCCGGTGATCTTGCCGCCGGAATCTCCGGTTTGGACGTCGTTGCCGTTTTCATCTGTGCCATAGGTCGGATTAGACGGGCTCCGCTTGAAGCTGCCCCAGTTCGTGTGCTTGAGGTTACTGACGATTCCCGCCAGACCGCTCGGCCCGCTCCCACCAGCCGCGCCGCCGCGCGCCCCGCCGCCGAACAGCATCGACAGCGGATTGAATCCGCCCGTCCCGCCTTGCGCCCGGTTCAACGTCGGCATCCCCGCCGATGCGCCGGACCAATCTCCGCCGCCAGCAGCCCAAGGAGCGGGAGTATAACCGCCGTTGGGCGCGCCCGACCAAGAGTGATCCGTCCCGCCGCCCCCCGCTCCACCGCCAGCCGCTCCGGAGCCGCTACGCGTGCCGCCGCCGAACAGTATTGCAATCGGGTCGATCCCGGTACCACCGGAATTCCACGCAGCCGGGGAGTAACCGCCCGCCCCCGTAGGCGAGCTCATTTTGGCCGGCGCAGAGATCGATGGAATTGAGATTCCTAAAACGCCCGCAGCGCCCGTGGCACCAGTCTGCAAGGATGGAGCAGCCACTCCCATGCCTGCGGCCAGGATAGCCGTCAACGCCGCCATCACCGCGCTGTTCTGCATGGTCGCGGCGGTGTTCTGGTCGGTGGACACGCGCACCGGGTCCTGCTTACCGCCCTTGAACACACCAGCGAGCCCGCCCTGCCCATCCGCGCCGTAGATGATCGGATGGAGGACGTTCGCCGCCATGCCGCCCAGCGTTTCGGTCACCGGCTTGAGCACCGCGGCGTGGACCGTACTCAGCAGGTCCTTGCCGAAGTTCTTGGGCTTGGTGAACAGCACGTCGATCAGCTTTTCTGCCTGCTTCTGCAGGCTGTCGAACTGCGACTGGATCTCCTGCTGGCGTTTCTGCTGGAGCTGCGCCTGCTTTTCCTCGAGCTGATCCTGCGCCTGGGCGACTTCCGTGTACAGATCCTTCTGCGCCTGCGCCGCCAGGACGGAGCGCTTGGCCGCGTTCTCTTCTTTCGATATCCGTTCCGCTTCGATCCCCGCCAACTGGACGGCCAGATCGAGCCGGATCTGGTAGGCTTGCTGCGCCGCTGCCTCTTCCTTTCGCGCCGACAACTCCCGCTTTTCCGCCTCAGACATGGCCATCGGCGTTTCCTGGCCGGCGGTCAGTTCCGCCATGCGCGAGGATCGCGCAGCGCGCCGCCGCAGTTCATCGCGCTGCGCCTGGACTCCGATGTCCTCGATCCGTTCCTGCGCGGCGAAGCCTTCCTCCCACTCCTTCATCTGCTCTTTGCTCGGCATCATGAGTGCGAGCATTTTCTTCTGCTGCTCGGCCGCTTGCTTGTCGGCGTACTTTTCGAACTCCTCCCATGCCTTTTTCGAGAGCACGGCCGCCTGCTCGTCCGCCGCCTTGCGGATCGCCGCAATCTCCGATTCCGACGCCTTCACCTTCGCGGCCTGCTGCAGGAGCTGGTCGCGCTGATAGTAGATTTTGCCGATCGCGTCAAGCTCGGCCTCATCGCCCTTCTTCTCGAACTCGGCCGCCTGGCGGCGGAAATCCTTGAGCTGCTCCGCGCCCTTTGCCACCGCGTCCAATGCCGCCTTGCGGCGCGCCTCGGTAGCTTCCGCGGTGTGGAGTTGTTGGCCCAGATCCTGTGCCTGAGCCTTCGTCAACGGCTTGTCGGGTTCGAGCAGTTGCTTCTGGAGCCGCTCGACATCCTTCTTGGCGTCGGCGTAAGCCTTCTCCATGCCATCGTGCGTGCCGAAGAACCGGGCGCGAATGCGATCCGTCTCTTCCTTGCCGGCCCGCAGGTCTGTCCGCTTGGTGGCTGCCTCAGCATCCTGCAGCATCTTCTGCAACTGTTGGATCTGGCCTTGGATTTCGCTCGCGCGCTTCGCGCGGGCCTCCTCGTCGCGGGTGGGCGCAATCGCTTGCAGGATACCGAAATCGCCGACCAGCCCTTGCTGTTGGGCCCGCAAATCCTCGATGCGCTTCAAGGTGGCATCGCGATTCTTCATGATCTCCGGCGCCTGTCGCTCCATGTCAGCAACCTGTTGACGATGACCGGAGATCGACATCTTCGCCCCAATGCCGCCCGCCGCCCGAATGTCGGCGGCGTCCTGCATCGCCTGCTCCTCTTCGCGGCGCTGCCGTTCATCGTCTCCGGCGGTGCTGACGTTATTGAGGAACCAATCGACGCCCTTGCCGACCCACGTCACGGTGACGACCAGCCCTTCTTTGAACTTGCGGACCAGGGCGTCCCACTTGGTTTCGAGCACCGTCACTTCACGCTGGTATTCGGCAAAGCGGCGGATGTCTTCCTCGGTCGGCCCGAAACCCTGCTCGTGGGCGACGCGCAGGTTCTCGTTGAGTTCCGTCATGAACGGAATCGCCTCCACGCCGACCTTCTTGAACAGGTCCATGGCGGCGGCGTCCCGCTGAAGGCCTTCCGGGAGCTTGTTCAGGCCCTCGGAAATTTCCGTCAGAATCTCGGAAGTGGGTTTCATCTCTCCCGTGGCAGTGTGGAAATCGATGCCCATCCCGCGCAAGGTGGCCCGCGCCTTTTCGCCCTCCCTGGAATTGTCGTCGGCAGCCTGGGACAGACCGCGCATCAGGCGCTCGACAATCGAGATGTCCTGTCCGACCGCGCGCGCCGCGAAGCCGAACTGCCCGACTTCCTTCGCGGTCAACCCGGTGCGCAGTTCCGCGTCCTTCACGCGCGTGCCATATTCCCCCAAGCTCTTTGCGGCCTCGAATGCAGACGCCGCAATGGTGCCAAGTACCGCAGCGCCGGCAGTGACCGCGATGCCAAAGGGACCAAGAGCGGAAAGCACGGACGAGAGGGCGCCCTTCGCCCCCTGGAGCGGATTCTCCATGAACTGGCTGACCCGGTCGCCGAACGAGGTGATGGCTTCGGACTGCTTCCGGAGGGCTTCTTCGGCTTCCTTCGCCGCCTTAACCGCGAGAGCTTCGCGCGCGGCCTTCTCCTCCATGGCGATCATCTTTTCGTAGGATCTGGTGATCGCGTCGATGGCCTGCGGCTCGCGGTTGTATCGCTGGAGAAGCTGGTCCCGCTGGGTGATCAGCCGGTCGACACCGCTCTTGCCGTAAGTCTCGGCCTGCTTTTCGAGGGAGGCGATGAGCCGCTGGACCGAGGACCGGGTTTGATCCGAAATCCGGATGACCTTGCCGTGCGACGATTCCGCTTTCTTCTCGAAGCCGTCGAGGGCGGCGTTGGCCTTGTCCGTTATCGGGGTGACCTGGTCCTCTGCTTCGAGGATTACGCGCTCTGCTTGGTCTGCCATTTACGCTGCCTTGAGCATCACGAAGGGACGTGCCTGAAATGCCGCGAGCACGGCCTGGCGGTCGCGCGGCGATACACCCCACTGCGCCTCGCGCCGGTTGTTGAAGGCGGCGATCTGCGAAGCGGTCAGCCGCCGGCCAGGCAGGGTCTCGTCGAGGAACCCAATGGCCGCGCGGTTCTCGTTCGCCGTCAAGACCTTGAGGCACCGCAGGGTGTGGCCGCTCCAAGTCCAATCCCGGATGGGCTGGAGGCCGCGCGCCGCCTTATAGTCCGGGTAACCGCGCTGGCCAGCCAGGCCGAGCTTCAGCGGTGCCGCCGCCTGGTCGTAGATATTCTGCCCGCTCTGGATGCGAGCCCGGATCGAATCCGCCAATACCTGTGCGAAGCCCTGCATCTCCGTCGCGGTGTAGGGCGAATAGACGAAGCGGGCGCTTCTGATGATGGTCTGGAATCTGGCCATGGTAATGCGTTGTCTGATCGACTATGGCAGGTGTCGCCCAGACGCTCAGGCCGTGCGCCGAGTCGTTCTGGCGTAGTCTGGTACGCCAGAGCAACTCGCCATCTCATTCCTGAATGTAGCCGAGAGTCTTCAACCGGATCGCGAGCGCCTGGGCGCTGACTCCGTATTTGCGGGCCAGGCCACGTAGGAAATCGTCATCGAGGAGATCGACGTACTCCTTGTTCGCCAAATCTCGTCCGATGAACTCCCGTGGCATCAGCAGTGAGGCGGCAAAGAAATTGGCCTCTTGCTCTGCTTCATCCGTTCCCTGGCTGGATACATCACTTCTCAGGCGAACCCGGAACTCGTGGTCAACGTGGAGCTGCTCTTGGTCATGGAGTAGAAGGTGTCCGAGCTCGTGCGCGATTGTGAAGCTCTGGCGCGCCGATGAATGACTGGTATTTACGCCAATCACCGCTTGATCCTTGTCACGGTAAAGAAACCCTGAGAGGTCGCCTTCCAGCGAATCCATGTAGACTCTTGCACCCTTCGCCTTGGCGATCCTGGACACCGGTACCGGGGCCTCGGTGATGTCGCTCTCACTTAGAAGAGCGGCGGCCATTGTCTGAATCTTTCTTCGTCGTATCGCCATGCGAGGCTCTCCCTTTCATTCCGATGCCCGTTTCAATAAACGCCAGTTCGTTGCCCCCGCGCACCTGTGACCCAGCCAATGCACCGACATCGATGGTTGCCGTGAGGGCCAGCGGACGGGGGAGCAGTTCCGAAAACTCAGTCTTCAGTTGTTCGACGATTTCGCAGAAGGTGTGGAGCGGAGGATGCTGGCGCCCGCTCTCGATATTGGTCAACGAGGTTCGCGTCAACCCGACCAGCTTCGCCAGAGCATCCTGCGAAAGCTTGCGCTTGTTGCGGCATTTTCGGATGCCTTCGCCGAGTTGCCGGTAGAACTCGGTCTGTTCCGCTGCGTCTTTCATTTGAGAAGTGGGTAAAGCCAACTATACATCAATGTCAGCAATAATGACATGTTTATGATACAAACATCTCATGACAGTTTGCAATGGCAACGCTTGTGATATCCTAAAGCGGGAGGGGCGGGGGTGCTGTTTCCACCGGCCCAATCCGAACACGGCGAAGAATTGGAAAGGAAATATGGCAGACGTTCAAGTAACCTGCATCACCAAACCATATCCGCAGAGCCCCCACGAGCACATCACGCACCTGGGGAACCCGGCGGCCAATTGGAAATTGACCCGCGAACAGGTCATCGCCAGCATCGAGGCGAAGACGAATACGTTTTATGTGTTGGACCCGTACACCGGCAAGCGCTCGAATGTCGGGGTAGTTCATCCGGGTGGGGGACGGGCACCTTACGTTCAGACCCACGCGGACGGCGACTGGAACAACAACCTCCTGTCGCTGAATCAGTGCCCGCTTATTTAAGCAGAAAGGAAAAGACGAACAATGGCAAAACAACCTGGACTCGACAATCGGTACCGCGATAACAGCGGGCAGACCCGTGAGAAGAACGGCAACACCCGCATCGACACCTTGCGGGACATCTACGGACCGGATTTCGCCTCCGGACTGCGCGGCGACGCGCACCTGAGGACGTTGCTCGACCGCACCGGCAATAACTCGCTGTCGGAATACCTGAAGGACCGGAACCGATAACAACAGTGTGGCGGCTTCACCCGCGCTACCGCGAACTCCTGTTGCCGCCGGCCCCACTGTTGATCTGCTCCTGTCGCTCGGCTTCGATCAGCTCCAGCACCCGGAATTCTTCCTCAGTGATGTCCGCGAGCGTGATCGTTAGCCCGATATTCTTGGCGTTCAGAATACGGAAACACCGCCGCACCAGCGTGCCGCTCGGCGTGTCCATCGCCTCTTCGAGGAGGTTCTTGGGGCAGCCGGGTCCGTGGCTGACGTCAATGGCCTTCCAATCCGCGCCGCAGGCGGGACAGCCGTCCAACTCTGTCTGGCCAGAGTAGCCGCACTTTCGGCAGCGGAAGACGCGGTCGGTGCATTCTTCGTCAGGCCCGCACAGCCCGCCCTGGTGCAGCACAGACCGGATCAGGAATCGAACGCCCGGCTCTTCCGGCCAGTCGCCGGGCGCAGCTATTCCGGGTCTTCGTCAGCCTCGATTGCCAGTTGCGCGATGACCTCGGACACCGCTGCCGACTTGTGAACGATGGGCACGGTGCCGGCATAGCCGTCGTGCGAGATGTGCAGCTTGTCGTAGAGCGCGCCGCTCGGCTCCAGGAACGCGCGCGTCTCGACCGACCTCCGCGCTGCAATGACGCTGGTCGAGGCCCGCTCGTGATCCTGCATCTCCTTGGCGGTGGGCATCCGCAGCACATGCACGACGCGCGCGCCGGGGACTTTCATCTCGATCCGGTAGTTGATGCCTTCGCGTTCGACGTTGGCCACGGCGCACCGCTCAATGCGGCCGATCACCATACCGGCTTCAGCATCATCGAACTCGGGACCGTCCTTGTCGGTGCGGATCTTGGCGAAAAGGTCGGCGTTGACCTTCGGCAACTCGATATCCTCGCTCCTCGACTTCCCCCGTCCGAGAAAATGACGGACGGTACGCTGCGCACGCGCCCAGGCGCACCACTCCTCGTCCGAAGGGAACCGCACCTCGCAACTCTTCTCGCCGCCCGACAGGATCGGCACCACAAACGGCTTCGACGCATCGAAGCCTGCTTTCTTTTCGATTTCCATGTGAATCTCCTACTGGCAGATGCCCTGTAGCGGAGTGGTGATTGTCATCGTCACCATCCCGTTCGTGGGGTCGTAGAGTTGAACGCCGGTGATTTGGAGCGTCACGATGCCATCGGTGTTTCCGAGTTCGGCGACGTTGAAGCCCATTTTCTGGATGAGCATCGTGAACGAGTTGTTGGCGTCGCGGGTCATGGTGAACGTGGCCGTCCCGGTGGTAAGGTTGATCAGGTTGGAGTACTCGGTCGATCCCGCCTGCACGCGCACCACAAACTGGACCGCGAATGCGCGATCACCCCACTCGAAACGCCCCTGGATCTGGTAGCCATCCTGGGCTCCCGAGCCAGGGAAGAAGCCGGGCCGGAAGTTGTTTTCCCAGGAAGCTTCCATCGACACGAACTGCTTGGCACTGCCGCCGGTAAGATAGTTGATGCCGTTGAACGTCAGTGTGCTGATCATGCCAGCATTGAATTCATGCGGCGTGGAGATGGCCGGCAGCGTGATACCGCTGGGCGAAGTGTACTGGCCGGTGGTGACGCACTCCACCGCGCACATCGCACTGGCGCGGCCTGGAGAGTTCTTGATGGAGAGCTTCCAGCCCTTCACCGCGCAGCCCACCAGCATTTCGTCCAACACCGCCGACCCACCGGGCCGGATCTGCTGCACGAACGAGAAGTAGGGCAGTTCCAGGCCGGTCGGGTTCGTCGCTCCCAGGGCCGGAACGATGGTGTAAACGTACGGACCGCTACCGCTCACGACAACGTTGCCCATGGAGAAGGACAGCGCCCACGCGAGGAACTCCGACGAGGCGTACTTCGAGAGCTCGTAGGCCGGCATGTTGTAATGCGACTTGAAGAGCTGCGTCGGGAACTCGTGGCCCTTACCGATTTCCGCCCGGTCATCCTCGTTCACGGGGACCTTCGCCCACGGTTTGGTATTGAGATTCGTGTGACGCCAGATGGTGGCGACCAGATTCGCCGTTCCGATAGCGGTCTGTTTGCCGAATCCCCAACCGTTCAGGAGTTCGCTGATATTAGCCATGCTGTTCTTCCTCCTCAGCCACAACTACAGGCTTCTGCGCCGCCACCGGCGCGGGAACCTGATGCCAACCGGACGCCATCAAAATCGTAAGCTTTTCGGTGGTCGCCTCGACTTCCTTCACTTCGCCATCCGGCGATCTCATAAAAACCGTTTCCATGTTGTCCTCATTCCCCGCCGGGATTGCCTTGCTCCACGAGCGTTGCTTGCACCTCGAAGTAATCGAGCGTCGCCCCGTCCGCGCTCACCACAACCGTGTTTCGCTGCGCGGAGGGCAGATCCATGTCCATCGGGTAGCAATCGGGATCGATCTGGAAATGCAGGAGCGACGCCCACGATGGAGCACCCGTTGGTATTGCGCTCACCAGCAGCCAGAACAGATCGGCATACGTGGCGGTGGAATTCTGTTCCGGCGCCCGCAAGTAGATCGAGAAGCGATGCGCGAAGTGCAGTGATCCGCCAGTGAGACGCCGCGGCGTGGTGCCATTCCAGGCAACCAGAATCGAGCCGGGCGGCATCTGTAGGATGGCCAGCCGAAGATTGTTGTCGGTAGCCAGCCCTTCCATGAATGCGCGGATGTTGTCGCCGTCGCCGCCCAGCGCATCGACCAGGTCCGGGCAGGACTGGAGCGCAGTCACCCACTCGCCAAGTATTGTTTTCGGATTGATCACGGAACCGTCAACTCGCGCGCTGCAGCAGTGCCAGGTTGAGCATGCCGTAGGCATCCGGCTGCCGCACCGTCGTCACCACGTACTGCGCACCCCACGCGGTCACCCAGTCGCCCTTGGCCGGCGGATTCGAGAAGTCGGAAGGATTCACCGAGATCTCTTCGAAGTTCGCCATCGCGCCGGACTCCTCGCGCACGCGCAGGTGGCGCACCGCCGTCACCGTGAACGCGCTTCCTTGCGCCGCGCCTGCTTGCACCGGTTGGTACACCACCGGCTCGCCGAACGTCTGCGAGATGACGCCGTCCACGAACGCTTCAATGCTGGGCCAGTTCGGCATCTCACGTCCAGTAGGCGACGATCAGTCCCTCGCCCGCGTTGTTGGCATCGACGTAGTAATCCGATGGCACCAGCAAATGCCTGGAGTCTTCCGCCCAGATGTCGAATGAATCCGCGACGCCGCCACCCGAACCCGTGGGCCAGAACTCTTTGACGACGCCCGTAGCGTTCGCCTTGTTCATGCCGGAGACGCCGAGAAACACGCGCCCCGTATCGCCGATAGCCGCCGCGAAGCGCATCCGCTCCACGCGCAGATTCGTGTCGCTGGTAACGGGCACGGGCGTACCCGGTGTCGGGACGGAGATTTTGCCGAACGATTTTGCTTTCATCGGAATCAGAGCCAGGCCAGGATCTTGTACTTCGCGCTGGTGGTCACCGTCACCTTCACGTTGGTCGAGTCGTGCGTTCCCTCGGTCACCGTGAAGACGTTGGCACTCCCGCTGTTGTCTGCGCAGGAGACCAACACGCCCGCAGGCGCCGACCCCAGGCCGTGCGCGATGCTCTGCTGCGCACCGTTGCCCGTCTGCACCGCCGACAAGAACTGCTTCTGCTTCGATGGATAGCTGCCTTTGAAGTTGGGCTGCGGACCCGCGCTCTGAAACTCCGGAGCGTTAATGGGCGTTTTTTCCACTTTGATTGCCATGCCTCTTCTCCTTTCCGGGTTTAGCCGGTTCTTGTTTGGGAAGCTTGGAGAACGCCCGCTCCGCTTCTGCCTGCGTCCCGATCCGGCGTTGCTCGTAAAGCTGCCGCGCGCGCGTCAACTGGACCTTGTTTGTGGCATCGGGAGCGGGATACTCATCGCCGATGTCTGACGGCGTAAAGCCCTGCAACGGGCGCAGGACGTACAGCGGCGGAACCAGACTTCTGGTCAGCCGCGCCCACGATTCACGACGAAGCATCATGGCTACACCGCCGAGATCACGTTGTTGAAGTAGAACCCGAGATCCGCAGAGACCAGGCGCATATCGAACGCCGAGTCGATCTCCACTCGATCCGAAGCGAGGTGCTCCATACGGAACGTCTTGATGCGGACGCCGGCGCCGCCGGTCGTTCCAATCAGGCCCGTCCAGTTGAACACGTAACCCGCGCTGGGAGTCATCAAGCCCGCGTTCTTCGGACGGTAGAACAGCGCCGCGCTCAGGCCGCCGATGAACGAGTTGGATTCAGCCGCGCCTTCCGCCGCCGTGTTGTAGACGGCGTCGATGACCAGGACCTCTTCGAGTTCGAGAATCTCGGCCATGATCTGACGGGTGGCCACTGCCGGGTTCGGCGCGGTCTGGCCGTACTTGGTGCGGTCGATGAAGTCGGGGTGATCGACGAGCTTGTCGAACACCGGGCGGCTCACCACGAAGATGTTCGGCGCGAATCCCCCGCTGGAAAGCCGCATCTGGGTCTTCGCGTGGCGAATGTCCGTGATGGGGTTGCCGTTCGGATAGTTCCCGGAGTCCCAGTAGACGACGTGCGTGGAGTCCGCGGTCGCCTGGCCACTGGCCTGGTTGGTCCAGATCCCGGTGCCGAAGAACTTCGAGACCCACTGATTTTCACGGCGGATCAGTGCCTTCTGGGTGAGGAAGATGGTGGCGTCGCGGTCGGGGGCGAGCGGCGAGTCGCTGTTGGAGCGGATCTGGTCGTCCACGTCCTTGTGCAGCGACCAGACGTCGCAGTTGTAGGTGCCGGTGGAGTTCAGGTTGTAACCCGTGCCGGCGGATTCTGCGGAAAGCGCGCGCTTCTGCATTTCGTCGCGGTTGAAATCCGCCCGAGCGTAGGTGTAGTACAGGTCGCTTTTGTTTTCGACCGGTACCGCTGGAAAGGCCTTGTCCGCGACGAACTCGACTCCGGCGGCCTCCTGAAGGTAGGCCACGGAGATGTTCGTCAGCGGTCGGTTGACGTGAACGTCTTGTAGTGTTGGCTGAGGCATTTGTGATTTCTCCTTGTTTGAGAACGGCTACATCTTGTACGGGCCGAGAAGCAGCGCGGGAATGATTACGCCAGCGCCGCCCGATGCAGCCAGCGCGCGCGCCCGCACGAAATTGCCGGAGGTCGCAGTGATGGCCTGGCCACTGGCGTTGGCCATGAGCGGGTCGCCGTTGTTGACGGCAGCGCCGGTCACCAACTTGGTGATGCCGAGGATGGCGACCTCGCCCTCGACTCCCTGCGCGTTGGGCTTGTCCTGGACCACGCCATCGGCGACGGCGCCAGCGCCCGTGAAGTTGATCTGCCCGGACGAATTGACGGTCACGAGGTAGAACTGCGGATTCACAGTTCCGCCGCTGGTGAGGTCCGCCGCCGCCGGAAGCCCTACTGTGCGTAATGTCTGTTCGAATGCCATGTCTGTTGGTCTCCTTTCGCCCTACCGGGCAAGGCGAACGCCAGCCCGCTCGAGCGTGGCGATCAAGCCCTTCGCGTTGTGCTGCGCCACGAACGCGCCGTAAACCTCGGGATGCTCTTCGAGCATGAGGGCGTAGGCGCGCTCCTTGGTCAGCTTGGTGGTACCGCTTTCGGCGTAAAGATTCGGAGTCTCTTTGCCGCGATTCTGGCGGGCGTAGCTGGTGGCTTGGGCTTCGATTTCCTGAAGCGAACCAACCGCGCCCTGGTTCGGGTTGACGTGGGAAGTAATCATGCTCCTCTCGCTTTCCATCACGCGGGCGGCGGTCAGCTCTTCGCTGATTTCCGCCACGCTGAAGTATTGGCCCGTGGACTTCTTCTTGGTGAGGAACTCCGCGGCCTTGTCGGGACAACCGGCCATCTTGCACAGCGCGCCGATGGCTTCGATGTCGCCTTCCGGACGCATCCTGAGCGGCACGCCGGCCAAGGCAGCGACGCCGGCGAGCGGAGCCATCCCCTCCGGTTTCTTGGCGTCGCTCTTTGCGCCCTCGCCGCAGGCATGGCAGTACTCCGCGCCTTTGCGCAGCTCGGCACCGCAGGCGTGGCAGAACTTACCGGACGCCTCGCCTTCGGCCTTCGTGCCGCAGGCATGGCAGAACGTTGCGTCTGCGTGGAGCTTGGTTCCGCACGCGTGGCAGTACTTCGGTTCGGTGTTGGTCTTCTCGTCGCCGCCACCGTCGCCCGGCTTCTTACCCTCGGCGGCGATTGTGAGCGTTTCGTTGGGCATACTTGCTGTTACCTCCTTGGTTGTGGATCTTGCGGCAATCGCCGCCGTTGAACTCTGGACAGGCTCGCCGAGCAGTTGACGAAGCGCGTTCATGGCATCGCCCAGCGTTCCGACTTCGTCGGCCAGGAGCGGAACGGCATTCTCCGACCAGTACACGCCAGCCTGTGTCGCGATGATCTTTTCTGCGTCGGCCTTTCGGTTCCGCGCGACCGTTGCTACGAACTGCTCGTACTGCCGGTCAATCTCGGACTGGATGTCTTTCTCGGCTCTCTCCGAAAGCGGTTCATGCGGGTTCCCATCGACCTTCCTGTCGCCCTTGAAGACGTAGGTGTACTTGAACCCCTGCTCGTCGTTGAACTTCGAATCCTCGGTATGCAGCACCACCACGCCGACGGACCCGACCGCTCCCATGCGCGTGACGAAGATCTTATCGGCGGCGCTGGTCAGCGCGTAGGCCGCCGAGAACGCGAAGTCGTCAGCGACCGCATAGATCGGCTTCGCGCCCCGAAGCGAATAGATGTAGTCGGACAGTTCCAGGCATCCCGTGGTCTCGCCGCCCGGCGAATCCACCTGCAAAAGGATCGCCCGCACTCCGGCGTCGTTGACCGCGTCCCGAAGGTAGCCTCCGATCTGCGCATAGGAACTGCAACCACTCAGCGCCGAAACCCAGGATTCCGCTTTCGTCAGCACGCCCTGGATCGGAATGATCGCCACGCCATCGATCACCTGGTAGCCGCTATCGTCGGCCTGCTCCATGTACGCCGCGGCGAACGGTTCCTCGGGCTTCACGCCGGCCACCGGCATGATCCCCAGCCGTGGCCCCAGCGCCTGGACTATCACGTCCAGCTTGGGCGGGTGAATCATGAGCGGCGTGTTCACAAACCGCGATGCAACACGAGTCAGATTCGTCATGGCTTTACGTCCACCTCGCCCTTGCTCGCGTCCTGTTGGATCTCGGCTTCCGTCAATCCGGCGTTGCGCCCGGTCAGGACCTTCCGGCCATCGCTGTCGTAGGACAGCCCAAGCTTGTCGGCACGCTCGTTGTCCGCTGCCTGCTCCGCATCCACGGCCCCGGCGTCGCGCCCTTGCGCCGCCACCTCGGTGGAACGGGTGGATAGACCGCTGCGAATGGCGTCGTTGGAAGCCTTGATGTCCTTCTCCGGGTCAACCCACGGCCACCCGGGCGTTACCCACTGCACTTCCTCGAATGGTTCGGGATCTTTGCTGTACGCTTTCAGCAGATCTATGCCGAACACAAGCGCCAGCATCGCCTCACGCAGCCAGCGCTTATAAACCGGGTGGCAGACCTGGAAGATGAAAACCGAATGTTGATACTGCTCGCACTTGCGGCGGAACTCCAGCAGGCCGGCGCGGATCGAAGAATAGTTGATCCCTGACAGGTCACCGCTGATCTGATACTCGGCAAGCCCGGCGCCACTCGAAAAAGCTTGCAGGCACGTCCGGATGAACGATTTGAAATCGCCGCTGTCCTTGGCTTCGGCAAACTGCACTTCTTCCCCGAAGTTCAGAACCTGGAACGTGCCGGGTTCGAGCTTGCTGATCTGCGTCCCAGGCTCTGTCTGGGTCGGCCCGTTCTGGTATTGGTCCGGAGGGATGATCGGATTATCCGGGCTGGCCTGCGTGATGAACCCGGTGATCATCGCCGCGAGCTTCTTGCGGACGATCTCGGCGTCCGTGTACTGCTCCAGTTCGTAGAGTTTCGCGATCACCGATGTGAGCCACGGCTGCCCCCGGAACTGGCCCGCCCGAATCGGCTTGTAGACGTGCAACACGTCGGTGGCGGGCACCCGCTCTACCGAGAGAGCGTCCATCGGGAAAAACATCGTCTCACCCGGATGTGCCTTCCAGAAGTGGTACGCTGCGCGCCGCCCATCGGTCTGAAACTCGATGCCGCACCGGACTGAGTTGTTCGGCGGCATCCGCTCGATAGCCGTCCGCCACAACGGTAACTGCTCTGCCTCGATCAACTGGAGTTGCAGCGGAACCGTAAGCCCTTCCTTCACAGAACGCGGCCGGAACCGGACGAAGCACTCACCCGCCTCCATGACTTCGCGCGCGATCACCATCTGCTGGCCGTAGAAATCCGTCTGGCCAGATGCAGGATTCCGCGGGTCGTACTCGACGTCGCACTCGCGTATCCATCGATTCCACTTCCTGGTGATCAGGTCGCGGATCTTATCGTCCGGATGGTGCGGCACCAGGCGAATGCCGCGACCAATGGCATTGGCGACGTAGGAATCGACGGCCGCCGCCGCCCACGCGCTGTTTCGAACCGCGTCCCGGTTGCGTGCCTGCAACTCCAGGCCATGCGAAAACAGGAGCGTGTTGAGGCCGAGGGACGGCGGATTCCATCCCATTCCCCGACGCCCGCGACCGGCGGCATCGAACGGGAACGTCCCCATAGCGCGGGTACGTGGGACGCGCGGGATCGGCATCGGCTCGTGCCCGGCTTGGCGCGCGAGCGTCATCAACGTTTCAATTGGCACGGCGATTTAGTGGCCCCAACCGTTGGTCGTGTAGATGCGCACCTGGCGCACTTGCTGCGGCCCGGACTGCTGGGCGACGTCATTCAGGATCAGATTCCGGAGCTTGAGGTAATCGTCGACGGAATCGAACTCGAACTCGCGATCCTGAAACCGGACTCGCCTCGCGCCCTGTTTGCGCGCGGCGTCGAGAGCATCGAGGTCGGTCTGAGTGAATGCCATTAGAGATCCATCCTGAAACGCACGCGGTTGCGCGCGGTCTGCCTGCCATCTGTGCGCTGCTGTTGCTGCGGTTGTTTCACTTCCTGCGCCCGAGGCGCGCCCACCCGCCGCTCGAGGTCCGCCCAGTGCTTCTCCTGGAAACGGTCGATACCGACCCGTCCAGCAGCCGCGCGCGCATACACGCGGCAATCGAGCGCCTCATTGCGCTCGCGCATCTTCTGCCATTCGTGCCGGCGATAGCCTTTGACGATCTTCGTCACCAACTGTTCGGCGGTGATCTGCTTGAAGTACTCCTCGCTATAGCGTGGGAGGTGACAATACCCTGGAGGAAAGGGAATCCCCTTAGCGAGGTCCTCATCGGTAGGTCGGTCGAGCCGAAGCCAACGGTACAGTTCCTCCTTGGCCATGCCGGAATTGACCGGCCAAACTCTAACGCCGCGCTTCAGCTTCGCGCCCGCCGGGCCCACCTCCACCGGAGACGCCGATCCAATGAGAGCGGGCGTCCGCGAATCGCCTTTGATCACCAGCACACGCCCGCCCTGCCGCCGCGCCCACTGGTACACCTCGATGGTGGCGAAGCCGGAATCCACGGCGAGTTGCAGGATGGGCAACTCCAGCCCGGACGCGGTCGGGAACGCCTCACTCAACAGCGCGGTTAGCTTCTCCCAAACCTGCGGTCGCGAAGTGTCCCCTTCGAGCACCCGGTAATCGACCGACCACGACTCCTTGGCCCGACCCCACGCGGTAATCTCGACCTCGATGCGGTCCTTCTGAACATCCGCGCCGGCCGTAAGGAATAGCCCGCCAGGTGGCACGGTGCCGACCTTGTACGACTCGCGGCGGTCATACAGCTTCTGCCACTCCGGCGCTTCACCCAACAGCGTCCACGTCTCGCCCAGCACGGTGTTGACGAAGACCTGAAGCAACGCCGGGTTTTTCTGCGCCTGCTCGAACTGCTTGGCGGCGTCGCCCCACGAGAACCAACCGACCGGACTATACAGGCTGGAGATATGGAAGCCCGCCGTCCTGCCATCGCCTTTCGCGCCGGCCCGCCACTCGCCGCGCGCCAGCATGGAGTGCTTTTGGTGGTTACGAATCTCCTGGCCGCAGTGCTCGCAGATGTAAACCGCGCTCTGCGGATCGCCCTTTGGCCACCGCAGTTGCGCGAACTTCAGGATCTGGAACTCGCGGCACGTGGGACACGGCACCCAGTACTTCCGCTGGTCGCTCTCCTCATACGCCGACTCGATCCGGCTCATGCCGGTGATCTTCGGTGTCGATACCAGAAACACTTTGCGGCGCGCGAACGTCCGCGTGCGCGCCATCGCCAGCGTGATCGGGTCGCCCTCGCCCTCCACATCACCTGGGTAAGCGTCCACCTCGTCGAGGAAAAGATATCGCGCCGCCATCGACCGGAGGCCGACAGCGCTGTTCGCGCCGGTCATCACCAGCACGCCCCCCGGAAAATCCTTCGACAGAACCGTGTTGCCCGAATCGCGCGACCTCGGATCGCGGACGAGTTTCCGCAGGACTTCCGACTCTTCGATCAGCGGATCGATGCGCTGCTTCGAATTGCGCTTGGCCATCTCGACGGTGGGCTGCACCGCCATCATCGGCCCCGGCGCCTGGTGGATGATGTAGCCCATCCAGTTGTTGCCGCACTCCGTACCGCCGATCTGCGCGCCCTTCATGAACACCGTACGCTCGATGAGCGACATGGGCGAAAGGCAATCCATGATCTCCCGCAAATAGGGCGTTCGCTCCGTGCGCCAGCGACCGTGCTCAGCGGACGCACGTTGCGAGAGCCAGCGGTAGCGGTCGGCCCACTGCGAAATGGTGAGCAGCGGGTCCGGCCGCGCGCCAGCCGCGGCGGCTGCACCGTAGATCTCTTCAGCCGTTAGATTCGTCGGCAAAATCATTCAGGGCCTTCCGGATCTCAATCGTGAGGAGCGCATGCACCGTGGTCTCTACGGTCTCGGCGGCAAGCATCGCCGCCAGGCGGTCGGGGAGGTTGATCATCGCGTCGCGGAATTGCCGGAACTTATTGAAGGCGGCGACCTGGACCTCTTCACCCGAGACGAGCTTCGCGATCCGTTCCTCGTAATCGATCTTGGCGAGGCGCGCCTGGTAGTGTTCGCGCACCGCCCGCGCTTTCGTATACTGCGACGCGCCAAAGACCTCCGCGTCGTCTTCCGGTGGCTGGCCGCGCCGGTCCACGGGTGGCGCTTGGGTTTGGGTGTTGCGCGCCCACTCGGCGTCGGCAATCTCGGAATCGAT